CGCCAATCATGTGAATGAGTCCAAAGCCATAAAATCCTAGTCCTGGCAGAAATTTGAAGTGGACAAAATATTGGATTTTAGTTTTCTTTAGATCATCGGGCGCGTAGTTCCTTCTAATAGAAAGAACTTTCCTACTACCTTCTTCGACTGTTACGATGTAAGGTAATTTTATTCCTGTAGGTCCATCAGTTCCTTGATCTTCAAAACCTTCCAGGTCCAAGTTTACGTGACACTCTAACAAAGTATATACAGGTTCGTTCTTACCTGTTTTCTTTGTACCTTCTAACTCACGTTCTTTTTTTGTTAATTCGTTATTAATATCTGTGCCAGGAGGACCTAACTCAACGTCAGAATAAAAACCATTTACTTGTTGTTTTCTTAATTCGTTTTCAGAAATTTTTATTGTATGAATAACCGCTTCCGCATCCTCTAATGAGGTAGCAGAATACGGAACGATTAATTCATCTGCTGGTACAAATTTAGATACAGCTCTTCCCACGCTTGTATCGTAGTATACTTTTTTAAAAGTAGAACCAGCTAATGGTAAATGAAATAACATCGAATCAAATTCTGATTCGTATTCTTTCATCTGATCCATAATTAAATAATTCATGTAATCTTTTACACGTTGTGACTGTTGTTCAGTTTGTGGATTTTTAATTCCTATAATCTGAGTTCTTACAGGGCCGTCACTTGGTAATAATTCTTTGTATGCTTGAGCTTGGAATTGTGTAACAGCTTCTGCCATTACAGGGTGGGTTGCACCTGAAGCTCCTTGAAATGGTTCTGTTCTGTTTTCGTATTTAAAACCTAAAAGATCTAAACCAGTTTTGTATGTATCTTCCCATTCTTTTCTAGATGCTTTGTAGTCCATATAGTTTTGCACCATATCGTTTCCAATTGGTTCTAAAACATCTTCTGGTAAAATATCTGCTAAGTTATCAAAATGATTTTCTGTTCCAGGTATGTTGATTGCGCCTGGTTCAAAGT